GAAAAAGACAATCAGAATATCCTCCAATGGCAGATTACTTAGACGCTATTGTAAAAGAAGATGACACACAAAAACAAAAATACATAGATGACTGTAAAGCAGTTAAGGAGAAATATCCAAAATGAGTTCCTCATATATAGGTCGTTCAGTTGACGCAATAAATAACATAAGCAGTTTAGATGTGCTTACCTTCAATGGAAGTGACGCAACATTTAACCTAACACAAAACTCAGTAGCTTTTGTACCAGTAAGTGCAGACGCATTACAAATTCAAATTGATGGTGTTATACAATCTGGCAACTATACTGTTAGTGGCTCTACTGTTACTTTTGATTTTACTCCTAGTGGTAGTTCAGTATGTAATGGTATTCGCCATTTCGGAGTAGGACTACTAACGACAGTTTCGGACAGTTCCATAACGACAGCTAAACTTGGTGCAGATAGTGTGACTAATACAAAGGTTGCTAATTCAGTTATTACAGGTCAAACAGCAATTACTTCACTAGCAGATACAGATAAGTTTTTAGTATCTGATGCAAGTGATAGTGGTAATCTTAAATATGTAGAGAAACAATATTTAGGTGGTGGTGCTTTTAATTTAATAAGTGCTACGGCTGTAACTGATTCAGTAACAGCATTTAACATAGCAAATGTTTTTAGTTCTTCTTATCAAATGTATATGATGATTGTGCAAAATGTAAGAGTAACTGCTGATTGTAATATTAGATTAAGATTTGGTGCTAGTGGTACTTATCATAGCAGTGGATACAGATATGTAGGAATTGGAAGGGATAGGTCTGGAGTTGATAGGTCATATAATGGTACTGGTGATACAAGTATGCTAATAGTAAAAGAATTAGATGGTAACGATGGGTTATCTCATGCTTTTGGAGTTTATTATTTTGCAAATCCTAATATATCAGCAACTAATAGTAACAGAAAAAGAGTAACAGGTCATTACACTGTTGCAAATGCAGCAGGAAATTCAACAACTACAACTTATAATTTTGCAGGGGAATTAGAAGTAAGTGGTTTATCGGCAGATGGAATTAGACTTTTTGTTGATGCTGGAAATTTTAGAGGTGGAGTTGCTGGTGATGGTGATGGTATGATTAAAATTTATGGAATAGCGGATAGTTAATATGAAAATTCAAGAATACGATGCTTTAACAAAAGAGAATACTGTAAGAGATGCTACTGTTGAAGAAATAGCAGATATAAATTCTATGGCTGTAAGTAGTGCTGATAAAAAATTAGAAGAAATTAAGCTACAAAGAAATATTAGACTTAAAGAAACTGATTTCTATGCTTTAAGTGATGTCACAATGTCAGAGGCTATGTCTACTTACAGACAAGCATTAAGAGATATACCGCAAGATTATACAACAGAAGATGAGTATGATTTATTACTTGCTAGAGATGAGCAAGGAAACTTAACACATTCAGTTTGGAGTAAACCATAATGGCACTTATTAAATTAAACAATCAATCGCTTACTGCTGTTACATCTTTACCTGCGTCTATTTCAGCAGGTAAGATTGGTCAAATAATTTTTGGAAACACAAATGTTAAAGTAGTTGGCTCTGGTGGTGGATTTGTAGATACTGGATTATCAGCTTCTATAACTCCTACAGCAACAAGTTCAAAAATTTTAATATTTGTTAACCAACAATTTTTAAAAGGTAACTCAGCAGGTGGCTACGCTTATATGAAACTACAAAGACAAATTGGTGGTGGTGGATATAGTGACCAAAAATATATAACTGCAGTTGGAAATTATTTAGCGGGAAATTCTGCTGGTACAGCTTACATTGGAGCAAATACTTTTAGTGGAATGTTGCTTGATACAGTCAACACAACTTCACAGGTTGATTACAAAACTGTTTCTCAAAATGAAACTTGGAATGAAATGAACCCTGATGATACTAGTGCTACAGAAAGAGGAGAAGCAGATATTACATTAATGGAGATATTAGCATGATATTTTATTTTAATGATACAGTACAAAAAATTGATGCTCTTAAAAGTTTAAGACCTAATTCTAAATATACTTTACGAGGAGATGTTTTAGAGTGGGATAACAGTAACGAAGAAGCAAAACCAAGTGATACAGAAATCAATAATGAAATAACAAGACTACAAGCAGAATATGACGCTTTAGAATATCAAAGAAAAAGACAATCAGAATATCCTCCAATGGCAGATTACTTAGACGCTATTGTAAAAGAAGATGACACACAAAAACAAAAATACATAGATGA